GCAGATACAAATGATCCCATTGCAAAGCATTTCCATCAACATCTTGTGTTAATGTTGTTGCTAAACTTAATGCACCTGTTACAGGATTTATAAAAAAGATTTCACATTTCTGATTTGAAAATGCTATTACATATTGTTCATCATCTGAAAATATAAATGGTATAAGTCTTATTTGCTGACGTATAGCAGTGTTTTCTGTAATAGCTGTAAAGTCATGTAATGCTTGAAAACCACCACGTTTAGCTACACCACCTTCTGTTCTAATAAAAAAGTTTTTAATGCTTTGTGCTGAAGAGTTATAAATAGCCGAATCCGTCCTCGAAACCAAAGACGGACTTATCTCACCATATTGAAAGTTTGTAATTGGTATTCGTGCTTTTTGCATTAAGTGCGCCTATTTGTAATAAACCTCGATGTTGTTATCTTGCGAGTTGTCTGTTGCTGTGAGTCAGTTGATCTAGCTTTTGCTATTAAGAAATCATACTGAGTTGACATTAAAGATGATAATGCTGTGTCTCTTATTAATGCAGTAGCAAAGACAGTTGCCATTGCATATTCAACACAAAGAGAAAAATAAGAAGGCCAACCAACTTCATCAGCTCTAAATGTAAAATCTAAAATCAATTCATCATTTACACTGGCATCACAGAATATTTTATTACCATATATATTATACTGAATTTGATTGTCATTAACAGTAACAGCGTGAACAAAAAGATAATCAGGCAATTGATAAGCTGCACTAAATCTACCAGTAGGTTCATCTGTTAATCTATTTAAAACAACCTGATTAGTAGCAAATCTCCATCTTGTAGATGTAAGATTAGTTCTAGCTATATCCTCATACATATTCCCTGCAATCAGGGCTTCAGTTGTATCGTCTTCAAAAGAAGTTATTGGCTCTGCGCCAACAAGAATTAAAGCTCTACTACATATATCAATCGCACTATTAGCAGGGGTACTTAAAGCCATATAAAAGTATGGGGGCCGAAACCCCCACTCCTATTAGTTGTTATCTAGAACTTCGTAGATACCGTTATCATCAATTGCAACAGCACCCATAGACATCATTGATGTTGCTAAGTGTGCGACTTTCATAGGTACATAGTTTACCTCAGTTGATACATCTGAGTTAATACCAATACCCATAGCACTTGTGTGATAAGCAAAGTTCTTACCTCCTGCTACAGCAGACGTTGAAAAGATCTTGAAGCCCAAGAACTCTTTCATTGTCATACCACCTGCAAATGGTAGGTTTTGCGGACCAACAAAGTCTGATGATGCAAACTCATTTATGTTAAATAAGTCAGCGTAACCAGCAGGAGACATTGCGATATAACGCTGTCCATCTTCTGGAATATCAGCAGTACCCATTGTTTCAAACAATGTAAGTAGGTCAGCTTTTGCTAATGCGCCACTTGTATCTGCAATCTGAGTAGAGTTAGCACCTGCATCCATAGCAGTAATAATAATCTCATCAGTCTTACGTCCAAGCGCACCTGCCGCAGACTGAGCAACAGCCTGACGTTCGTTGATATTTATTTTCAACTCGTCAAGTTTGTCGATAAGTTCAGCAGCATAGTGATCTGACATTGTTACTTCAACATTAGTGTGAGCTAGTTCCATTGTACTTAGATCACCATTTCTAGTTTTTGTTGAAGCTGATCCAGTGCCTATTTTCTGGAATCGTGCAGTTGAACCTGACACATTTGTAGAGCGAATAGTATTCCGTAGCTTGGAACCCATACGCTGATACGCCATGTGAACTTCAGTTTCAAACTGCTTTATAAAGGCTTGGTCTATTGTATTAGCCATTTTTACAGTCCTTAATTGAGTTTCCGATTGCTACGAGTGTCCATTCTTACATATCAATTCGGGTATCCAATCAGGGCCGATCAATGCGATATGGGTCGTAATGACCCATTCAAACAATAATTTTATTTAAAATGCAACGCACAAATTAAATTTATTGATTATGAAGTTTTTGAAAACCTTCATCAACTTGCTTTACAAAGTCATTATTTCTTTTAGCAGGATTCCAATATCTTTCATCTCCCATCATTTCTCGGAGACTTTCTTCTGTAATCCTTCCTACTGGTGTACCATCAGATCCAATTGCAGGAGATTGTAGTTTAGCTATAACAAATTCCAAAGCCTTAACACCTTCTGCGGTAGAAGCTAAATCTTCTATAGATTCCATATACTCTTCTGGGAAAAACTGCCTAGCAAATAAATCAACAGCTTCTAGCCTTGCATTTGCATTATCACCAAGTTTCTTTATTTCCTCTTCTGGATCTGGTAAGAAAGAATCTTGTGCTTGCATTACTTTTTCTAATCCTTCAGCAAATTCTTCTTGGCTAAAACCATAAGTAAAAGCATGATCTGCCCACCATCTAAGAGTTGGATCATTTGTGTCAATGTTATCTATATCTACAAAATCAGGCAGTTGATAATCATCGGCAGAGCTTGGCCTGTCTTTAAAACTTTCTTCTTCTATTTCTTTTAATAATTCATTTCTAATATCAACATCCTTAGTGCCAAGCTTAGACTCAAGTTCTTTATAAGCCTTTGCTAAATCCTCACCTGTTTTATATTTTTCTGGCAACCACTCAGGACGTTCCTCAGTTTTAGTTTCTAAATCTTCTGCAACTACAAAGTCTCTTTCTTCTTGAGGTGGTAATTCTGTTGTTGCTTCTGTTTCTTGAATTTCTTCACTCATTGTTTTTAACCTTATGTGATCTTTGGATATGACGCTCTATTAGGCCAACAAGATACCGTTGACCTTCTAAATGACGCAGTTCATCAGTAGAAATATTAGGACCACTTACCATTTCAATGGTTATACTACGCAAATACTTAAGAACCTCTTGACCAGTAGGTTCAGAAAACAAAGAGCCAAAGTTAAGACTTATCTTATTTTCTTCTGTTTTCTTTCTTGTTATTCCGTCTAAACCAATGTGACTATTCTGCGGCAATAGGTGGTCCTGCTTGTTGTTCCTGTTGTTGCATTTGCATTTGCTGCATCATTGCAACTATCTGTCTACGCTCTTCTGCGTCACGAATCAAGGTGTCAGGTACACCAAATTTTTTAGCAAGGTGAATAGCTGTTTCTTCAGAGTTAATTAATATGTTTGTAGTCTCAGGTCCAAAGTACGCATTAACCAATTCAAGAAACCTAGAAACGGAAGTTATATCCTGATTAGATTGAGCTTGTGCTAATGGAGAAACAGAACGTATCTTGACCTCTCGACCATTAACAGTTGGCATTTCTATACGCCCTTGCTTCTTAAGAATGTAAATCACTCTTTGTAATACTGGCTGTACTAACTCAGCTTGCAGTCTACCAAATGCTGATCCTATCCTGCGTGATAAATCTGCCATACGTTCAGCTACTTCTGTAGCAGATGCAGGAGTTCTATCTGGATTTCCTAGCATATCATTGTATAATGCACGCTTTATATTCAAGCGCATATCACCTAAAACTATATCAGCAACATCAAATCTTCCTGCTGCTTGTATAGGTTGTAGCCCACCAGATTGAGGAGACTTCGGTATTATAGTTCCTGGAACTAGATTAATAGTATCTGGGTTAATAATACCGTCATCATCCATCTGATAAATGCCAGATATAGCCATCTGAGCATTTTCCAAGATAAGTTGAATAGTTAAGTTTGTAGTCTTAATAGCAGATAAAGCATTGATTAATGGACCTCGACCATACACCTCACCTGCACATTTAGACCACCTAAAACAAACATATGGATTAGAACCAACACCAGAAAACTTTCTTTCAACAATAGCTTCTTTTGTAGACATATCTATTACATAATACAGATATGCTTCCTCATTACGTTTTGTGTAATCTTTGCATATAATCTCAAGGGTTGTGCATTTGCCTTCTGGATCTCTATCAATTCTATTCTGTATCTTCATGTCAAACTTTGCATCTTCATAAAGTATAGGGAGATCAGAGTTCCTTATATTCTTACGCTCCCGAAAGACATGATCTATTTTATCATCAGGTCCAGTATCAAGAACAACATGGGGTAATGGTATTGCTGAGAATACTACAGGATTAATTGCATCGCCTTCATCTACACAAAGGATACCAGTACCTACTGCTAGATCCATAAATGATTCATGAACTTCTTGTCCAAAGTTAGAGTTTTGTAATATCTCAAAAACATACTCTGTTACTTCATCAAGATCATTTTCAATAAAATCTTTCTCAGAGTCTGGAACTTCTGAACCTGCGGTAAAGTCAGCCCACCTAGCAAAGTTAGGAACTAAGCCTGATTGTAGTCTAGATGCAAATTCTTGAACACCAACTACTGCTGTTTCGTCAAAGATCTTATCATCTCTACGCTGTCCTGCTGTTTCAAAGAAAAATGATTCTCGTTGCGGCAAAGCAAACTCATAACATTCTTCAAAAAGATCAACAAAGTTCTGCCTATGCGCTTTTGCTTTCTCGTATCTTTCTAAGTATTTTTTTGAATTTTGTATCATAAGAACCTACTATAGTATCCGATTCCACCAGTAGAACCAGTAATTAAAGATCTTCTACCTGCTCCACCTCTGCTACCAGTTCCTGCTTGTCTAGTCTGTACGTTTAGTTCTCTTTCAGATCCAGACAAAACTCTACGACCAGAACCTACTTCTTGAGTTCTTTCTAATCTTTTTCTAAGCAAAGATTGTTTTGCTCTAGCTCGTTTTATTCTTTGTCGTCTTAGTTCTTCTTGAGCCAGTTTCTCCTGATCTGATATAGCGTCTTCTGGATCGCGTGTGTAAATACTTTCTGCTGTTACGGATGTACCACCAATAATTCCACCTGATGATGTAGTAATATCATCTCCACCAGTTACTACAGTATTATCACCACCAGTTGTAACTGTATCAACATCACCAGTAGTAGTTGCGTCTCTAAGAGCAGCTTGTTTAGCTTTCTTTTTTCTTCTAGCTTTATTACGTTGCTGTGCTTGGTATGCAGGATTTCTTGCTTGCAGCGTTTCAAAACTTGCAGTATTCGGTCGAGGTTCTGGTCTTACTGTACGAGTTGTACCTCTTTGCGGCTTGCCCTTAACAATTTTTTTTGCTCTAGTTTTTTGAGCTTTCTTTTTAAAACAGCTACCCATTTAAGTCTCTCCTGTACTCAGAACCTACAGATTCATAACCAAGTCTTTCTATTAGTTTATGTGTTCTTTCCAAAGATATACCTGACGAACTACCATTAACTAAGAACCTAGCACCCTTTTCTTTTGCCCACTTTTCAAAACATCTAAGCAATAGAACACCTATTAAACCACCACGATACTCAGGTCTTACATACCATATATCACTATTAGCAGCAAAAGTTTGAGAAAAGTAAAGCTGATATATACTACCAAATATAAATCCTACGTTTTCTCCACTTACTTCAGCAACGAATATGCAAGACGCATCATCTTCTATTTGACCTTCTAAGTACCTAGCAAACACAGCATCGTCAAAAGGTATGTCATTTAACTCACTCTCAGCGTGAAAGTCTCTTGCCATTTCAAAAATACAAAGAACATCATCCCTTGCAGCCTGTCTATATATTGCTTTGCGGTTCATCATGTTTCCTTGCAAAACATAGATTTAAAATAATTTCAACGCACAAGTGACCATACACTAGGCTTTTTACCAACACTCTTAGGTTTTCTAGTAAATACATCAAAGTCTTTTCTAGCGTTTATAACTCTTGCAGGTTTCTGATTTGACATCAAGGCACGACCTTCTCCTGCTCCCAACATTAAGTATTGTAGTGCATCATGTATGTGAGAGTACATATTCTTATCAGGTTTATCTGCATATCTCTCGCCACTTACCTCCATACGTTTATAAGCATAGCCACCATCAAATCCCTTTATAAGCTGAGAGCAACGTCTATCAACTAAAAACGCAGGTTTACCTTCAACCATTTTATTAAGTTGTTGCGCCACTGATTCCAAGCGAAGATCCACAGAATTGCTTGGGGCGGGAAATGCGCGTAGACCAGCACCTCTAAGTATGTGAAAAGGGGTAGATTCGTCCGTTTGCGCCCGAAAATCCCCTGCTGGATCACCATATATATAGACATCGGAAGCTTGAGAAAAACGAGTAGCGATTTCATTTCTTAATACCTCTGCAAATCTAACAATGCCCATATCAAAAGCAACTATCTCAGATTGAATTAGCCACCTGTTTCTAACCTTCTGACCTATAACAGCCGCAGGAGTAAGCCCAAAGTCTATACCAATATATAAAGGAAGACCTGCTGCTACTGGTATTTCTTCTTTAGCAATGTGTGTTTCACTAGCAAACATAGGATATACTGGCTTTCCATCTTTAATAGTGCCAAGTCTATTCATTACATAGACATCAATCCAAGACTTTGTCTTACCCTGTATTAAGTTTGTATAATAATTCTGAAGCATGTTCTTTTTATTTTCAGCCTCATCATTAGACTTGTAGTTTTCTACTTCACCATCTTCATTATATATTTCTTTCATACCAGATGGTTGTGTAAAAAACTGCCAGTTATCAGGTTTGACTAACATCTTAGCCTGATCTCTAGGAATGTGATCTGGTATTGGAACTTCGCCTGACATAATAGGCCACCAGTGATCTTCTTCTGGTGCGTTAGTATCTGCAATAACACCTGTCCAACTAGGTCCACCTTCACGCATAGAAGGAAATCGTCCAACCCTCATAGTGCAAGCATCAATAATACTCTTGGGTATCTCCCTTGCTTCGTTAATCCAGATGCCTGTTAGTTCGAGGGACAATAATTTTTTAACATCTTCTGGACGATCAAGAGCAAGGAAGATAACCTCTAGGTCTATGTCTCCTTTCTTTATGTGATGGGTATAAGGCACAGACCAAATAAATTTACCCCACTCATTCTCAGGAAACCAATCAAGCCATGTCTTAATAGTAGTAGTTCTAAGCTGTGGGTTTGTATTTCTTATGATAGCCCATCGACTTCTGCGTATACCACTATCATTTTTCTTCTGAGAAAGAGCGCGTCTAAATACTTCTACGCAACAACCAACAGACTTACCAGAGCCAACAGGACCGCGAATACCACGAAAGAACGTATCGTCCTTCATAAATTTTT